AACCTCTAAGTGCATTCATTGTTACACTCTTGCCGTCTTCCCATCCTTTGTCTCCTTCACTACGTCTCAAGTGAGATACGAGTATCAATCCAATACCTGTTTCTTCTACTAACGTTCTTAGAACAGAAACTGTGTAGTCGATAAGCTTGCGTTCATCATTTGTATGTTCGTCCCCGAGACTACTGAGAGCCATGTGTAAGTGGTCAAGAATAACAAAATCAACTGCACAAGCCTTAGCCAAATATCTAATCTTTGAAATAAGATTGTCGGCAACTGTACTACCAAAATGATTGTACAAATAAAAGTTACCGTTACCCACAGTTGCATTATAGGTATGTCGTAAGGTGTCATCCTCTACTCCTTCTCTCGTTAAATGTAATGGTTTATGTAAGCTCACTCCCATAATGCCGAGTGAGGTTCGTTTGATACTTTCCTCTAGGGCTATGTATCCAACTTTAAAATCTTTTTGTAATAGGTGTAATGCTACGTGACGGCAGAAAGAACTTTTACCAACTCCTGAACCTGCAGTAATAGTTACAAGCTCACCTTTGCGTAACCCATGTGTCTTAATATTTAAGTTTTCAAACGGATACTCAACGGTTACGTAGCTGTCTTCTTCTTTGATTGTGTCCCAAATATCAGTTCCACAAACAATACCATCAGGTCTGTATGGTTTAGCTGACCAAATACAATCAGTCAGTTCTTTGTGTTTACCTGCAACCAACATTTCGTTTGCATCTTTTAATGGCAACGAACAAATCTTAGCTTTGTTAGGGGAGAACAATCTAGCACACTCGCTCGCTGCCTTTTTGCCTGCATCGTCTTGGTCGAAACACAAGACCACGCTGTCAAAACTCTCTAGCCATTCTAATTCTTTTGATAAATCCTTCTTTGCACCTGCTGCACCTGTCTTGACTGATACAACCGGGAACTTGTTGTTCCAAAGTTTGGATACACTAAGAGCATCTATCTCGCCCTCAGTTATGACAATCATTTTACCTTTGCTGCCCCAAAGCTGCTGGCCAAACAAGCCTGCTTGCTTGACATCCCCAAGCCATTGAAATTCTTTGCTTGGGTATCGCAGCTTCTGTGCAACTAACTCTCTATCAGAGTTATAATAGTTTGCAATTTGACAAGGCCTACCGAAGTATGCGCCTGTGCCGTATTGAAATTTTTGTGTTGTATTGAAATCTATTTTACGTGATGCAATTTCATTTACATCATAGTTTATGAAACCTGTCGTTTCTTTTTCTTGTGGTTGTGTCAACTCATTCTCCCTTGTGACTGCTTGACAGCCGAAGCAATAGGTGTGTCCATCATCGTAAACTGCAACGTTATCTCTGCTTCCGCAGGAGCTGCAGCTCGTGTGATAAAGAAAATTACTTTCTGTCATTGTTAATAAAATTTTTTACTGAAATGTAAGCGGTAGAAACAAAAAGAGCCCAAGAGAGGCTAACCAAACTCTTGAGCTCCATCAAACAACCTTGACTAACTCTGAAATTTCAAAGTTAGGACAAGGAGTATCAGCCACATCTCTGTGACCAATAACTAAACTTTTATCATATTGAGATTGTAATTCAACTATGAGCTCTTTTAGGGCTGTAAACTGTGCTAGTGTATAGTTACAATCTAATTCACCTGTAAGAGACTTTCCTCCTATCAAGCAGATAGCAATTGAATTTTGATTTGATACTTCACCTTTGGCCTCAATGTGAACACCGCAGGTATCTATATCTCTTCCATCCTCAATAGTTCCATCACGTTTTATAATCTTGTGATACCCAATACTCAGCAACCCATCTTTGCGATGCATTGCTCCTAAGTCTTCTGCTGAAATATTTTGCTCAGGAGTAGTTTGAGAAGAATGTACGACAATAAACTTTGTCTCTAATCTTATATTACTCATAACCACTCCTGTGGCAGGTGTTTATCAGCATAAGGAAATCCGTATTTATCACACCACATACCGTAAGTAGTTTTTGACTTCTTACTGATACGTGACTTTGAATAATTAAAAATAAATCGTATGTCTAAATCAGGGTGTTGCTCTTTAACAAGCCGCATCTTTTGTCTGTCAGCGCTTGTGAACAATCCTTTTGTCTCAATAAATATTTGTTGTTTTGGTAAGTAAAAGTCAGGAGTGTAAGTATGAACTTTTTGAGGCTTAGTATATTCCAACTTGGTCTCTTCAAATTCAAACTCCACACTTTCTGTCTGTAACTCGCTGGCAATCCGCTCCTCTAATCCAGAGCGGAAGCCATACCGCAGGCCGACTTCATTAGAAGTCAAAGGCTTGCTGGCTCTCCTCTTCTGCTGGCGTTTCAGATAAGGATTGCTCATAGCCTTCCTCTTCGCCGAAGCCGTAACCTTTGGCATTACCGTTTCCTCCTTCTACAAGTTTGGTTATTTGGACTGCTCGTAGTCTCATTGACACGCCAGCCCCTACCATAGCTGTGTAGTAAGGAACGAGTTCTGCACTTACCTTCATCTCACTACCAGACCAGACATTACAATCCGTCATCGGAGTACCTTTAGAATCAAAGATTGCAACTCTGTTAGGAATTATCTTCCCGTCTTTGGTAGTAATTTGAGCTTTAGTTTTAAACTTAAATACTGTGCTACCCGTAGGTTGTCCGTCATCATCCAATTCGTCTTCAAACGGCGCAGGCGCAGTCTTTATGTTTTTACCTTTAGCCTTCTCTTTAGCAAGAGCAACGCTTTTAGTAAGTTCTTCGTTGATTGCAGCTTTCAAAGTATCTGCATCTTGTCCTGATAAAATAAGATTTGTTTTATAGTGTCCTATTTCATCAAAACGTGTATCGGGTTGTGTCAGCCATGCGTATTGACTGACACCAACACCTGTAACAACTTTTGTATAGTTGTTTTTCATTTTAGTTTTCTCCTATTAAAAGTTACGAACGAAAATGTTTTACGTTCATAGAGGGGCACTCAATGCTCCCGTGCTTTACTTTTAAGCAAAGAAAAATTCACTTTGTTTTAACATATAAATATCCAAAGTTCCTTTTGTAGGAACTTCAGGAAGTTTATCTCTGTACTTAGGCGGTACTAACTTTTCAATTCCATCTTTGAAATCTTGTAGTACATCATTTTCTGTAAACACTTTGACAAAAGCATCACGCAACGTTTCATTTAAAACTTCAACGTCACCTGCTGTAGTACCAAAGCTGTCATGCACATTACAAAAATTAGTTATACCTCTTTTGTAAGCCATGTTTACTGTCACCATCATGCAAGCACTATCCAAGCTGTGTACAAAGTTTGCAGCTACACCATTGACCATTCTTCTTCTGTCAGTTGTGTCCAGCTCCATGTTTACACGTGGCTTGATAACTTCACCCATGAGCATTGCTTTTACTCTCATAGAACGCAGCTCTGGGTATGATTGCCAGATAGGAAAGCCTACAGGATTAATCCAATGTATAGGTAGCTGGTCTTTACAAACAACTCTTGCGATTTGTTGTAAGAAATCCATGCCCATACGTGCAGAGACTAAGTTATCTCCAATGCTATCCCAAATAAGGCCTGCAAGATAAACACAAGGCTTGAGCTCTTCATCTGTAAAAGGATGCGGCTCGCCCTTGTCTTTACGCTTTTGCAAATCTTCCCGGACAAAATCTGTGCAGCTATAACGTGTACTGCCATAACAGATAGTCATAATGCTACGCTTTGTGGTTGACCTTTTGACACCATAGTTGAGCCATGCTTGCGCCCAAGGCTTGCCGTCTGTTGCTTCCTGCCTCAGCTTCTCTGTAACATTGTCAGCAATAACTTGATAGATGTCCTGCGGGCTGTCTGTAACAGTTAAGTTTACAAGTCTGCCTGCTGTTTCATCTTTGAGCATCAAAGAGTACAATTGCAATCCATTGCAACTACCATCAACAGCTACAGGAATGTGAGACACAAAGCCATCACCTTGCTCCATAAACTGAGCCCACTCATTACAAAAAGCTAAGAACTGATAAGGGCTGTCAGCATCTGTCCATTGCAAGTTAGCAATAGGGTCTTTACCGCAAGCAACAATCCAATCAGAGTTATCTTTGACCCATTGCTGCCTTTTGGTAAGTGACACTTTATCGTAGCCCCAAGTATTAGCTCCATGAACGGCTAGCCAGAAGTCACCTCTATTTTCTTTTGTTATCTCTTTACCAACAGCAAACTCAAGCAATGCTTTTGCGCCACCGATAGATTGATAATTTAGAAAAGCCGGGACACAATACACACGTCCTCTAAAGTCTAGCTGAACAGGATAGTAGATTTTCTCATACTCTCTAAACTTTTTTGCTGAGTGCAGTATTTTAGAAAACAATATCCGCTTAGACTTTGTGCGTTCATTGTCTGTATAGATAATAGAAGCTTGCTTCCTGTATTCTAGTCGAGCTGCTTTGTTAGTGTCTATATCATGTGGTTTATTAGGAAGTTCAATTAGATTTGACGAAGGCATAGCGCCCCACTCATAACCGTTGTCCCACGCATGGTTCATCACGTCTAAAACAAACGTATTGACCCTATAAGGCGTATTCTGAATAGTATTGACTGCCTCATATACCTCTGGCATCTGAAAGTTCTCAAGCTCTTGTTTGAAGCGTTTATTCTTTTGCTTCACTAAGTCCAATGGAGGCATCTCAGATGTCCAATAAGCTCCACCTTCTACGCTAGTCCACTCTTTAGGCTTCATAACTGTAGGCATATA